AATTTAATGCAAAATAATTAAATTGATTTATTTTTATAATTTATAATCATTATAAATAAGAAAACTAAAGTTATACATATAAAATAAATAAATAAAATTAAAGTTATAGATATAAATAGTCCCAAATAATCAGAAAATTAGGGACAAAAAAAACCACCTCAAAAGAAGTGGTCAGTTAATCAGTAAAGGATTTGAACCCTTATCCAGTAATATAAAATTACTATGTTTCCCTTGTCGGTATTTATTCCCGATTACACCAAAAGATTAACTTAACTTGTGAGCAAACATTTTTATTATAGTAGTAGGTTTAATAAATTTACAAATCAAACGTAAAAAAAAACCTGCGTTTGTTGTTGAAGGACTTGAAGCATATTCTGTAGCTGCTCCATCTAATAAGTTCTTAATAGGTTCTGGAATGTTGTTCATATTAATTAAATTAGGTTGTTAAATTTTAAAAAATTCATATAACTTGAATTGCTTATTTCGTAAGTGTATTCACAATCACCGCACTCCATTAGTCTTTTAATTGTACCCATTGAAGTAACATTATTTTTTAGTAATACTGGATGATCACCACCACAAGTAGGACAACTATATTTTAGGTTATTATTTAATACTCCTACGTGTGTGTTAGTTTTCATATAATTAAGCATTGTTAAAAATACATCTTCCAATACTACTATATCGCCATTACAATAATTTACCATTTCATCCATTGCTTCTGCATCGCCTTTCATAACCTTTACCCACATATCAAAACCACTATGTGAAATCTTTGCTCCAACGCCTAAAAATTTAGCTATATAATCTAATTTATTAGAATTAAAATTAAACCCGCTTTTAGCTTTCTTTAATGTGTCTAAAGTTCTATAATTTGGTAACATTGGAACTCTGTGATAAATACAACGTGTTCTTATCCATTTAATGTCAAATCTATCTCCGTTGTGTGCTATTAGTTCATCTGCTTCATTAGCAACTTTTACAAAGTCAATAAGCATTTGTTTATCGCATTGGTTTTCATCCCATTTTAAACTATAAATCTTATCTTCATTTTCCCATTTATAAGATATACAAATAATTTTTCTTTCGTCAATAATGTTATCTGGAGTAATAGATAAATTGTAACCTATTCTCCAGCTATAAACTATATTAGGACTTGTTTCAATATCAAAAAATAAACGTTTGATTGTATATTGTCTATCACGCATACGCAAAAGTTCCCTTTCTTCTGCTATTGATATTCTATATTTGTTGTGGGAGTTGCGTTGGAAATTAAATTTTTTTACTTCTAAGTCTGTAAGTCTGTATCTTCTTTCCTTATTTGGCATCTATTCGATTGTTATGGTTACTTTTCCAACTTTTAACGCTGATTCTAATTTAGGATAAAATTTTGCTATTGCATCACGTGATCCGCCGATAAAATCTTGTCCTCTTGTAGTTCCTAAAAGCAAACAACCCTCTGTATCTTCCGCTTTATTTCCACTATGTATTCTTACACCTGCATAATCTGGAACGTTTAACAACAAAGGCATCATTTTCTTAAATCTGTTACTCATTGTCATTACTAACTCATAAGTTCCTTTAGGTATTGCAGTTTTACCAAAAACTTTTTCTTTACGTTCTACATCTTCAAGTGTATAACATTCAAATTTACCATCAATAGATAATTCACCTATTGTAGATTTGTCTGTTTTGTGAAGTCTTTTAAGAATTATTTTCATTGTTTTGTTTTTTTTCCATTAAATACCACCTACGCAAAGTATATCCTATAGCTAAAAGCAAAGATATTATTTTAAGTGTTACTTCAACATTTGTAAACGAAAAAAATAATACAAACAAATTTAAACACCAAAGTTTAAAATCTTCTAAATTATGATACATCTGAATTGGTTTTTTTAGAGTTCCCAAAATAATAACCAATAACAGAACCCATTAATCCAACTACAGCTATTTTAACATCGTTTTCTGCTCCGTTCCATCCTAAAATATATAAACCAACGCTTATAATAATTAATGCAATTACGCCTTGTATATTTGCTTTTTGTATCATAACCAAAATGAGTGCTTAGGATTATTAACTATTATTTCATTTTCTCCAAATTCAATATCTTGTTCAGACATAACATCATAGTGATAACCATCTGTAAATATTGGAGCTATTTCTTCTGTAGGTTGATTAATGCAGATTAATCCTATTTCTACAATAGCTTTAATTCCTTCTCCAAAATATAAAACTTCTTCTTTATCTATTATTTGTTTAACATAAACATTTTTTAATAGTAAATCCGCTATTGCAGTTTCTTTATCTGCGTATTTCAATTTGTAAATATTCATAATATTATGCAGTTAAATTTATACATTCTGTATCTGTTAAAGGAGCAGGAAATAAATAAATTCCTTTTATATATTTAGGTACATAACATAAATATGCACTCAAAAATTCTAAAGCTGTAGAAGTAAAAGTAGTTGCAGTAACTTGTTTAGTTCCATTTACAAAAACATCCATTGTAGATCCATTCCAATTAAAAACAACTTTAATTGTATTAGTAGTTGTAGTATATAAAGAAGTTAAAGTTCCAGCTATTTTTTTATTAATAACTAATCTACCAGTTCCTGTATTAATAACTCCAAAACTATTAGAAGGTGCTGTTGCACTATCACCAATATAAAGTCCAGTTCCTGAATTATCTCTTGTTAAAGATAAATTATTATTTATTTCAAGATACCAAGCACCTCCAGAACTTGTTATTAATCCATTTGTATAAATATTACTTCTTAAAAATTGATCAGCATTTCTTGTTACAGTTGAACCTGTTGTAGGAATTACACTTGTTGGATAAGCTCCTTCTTCAATTTGCAGTCCATAAACTTCTGTAGTATTTGCAACATCTGTTCTAAATTGAGCAGTAAATATTGAAGTAGTTGATGCAGTTAAAGTTACTGAATATCTTTTCCATTGAGAAGATAAATCATTAATATATACAGTTGTAGTATTAATTCCAAATATTTCAATTAAAGCATTATTTGTTGAAATAGTTCCTGAAGTTAATTTTATATAAATAGAAAATGTATAAGTTTTACCTGAAGTTAAGGTATAAGTATTTCTAATTGCTTGATTATAAATTCCTGAATTAACAAGTTTAGTTGAATTTTTTGTACCATCGGGAGATATTCCAAAATTTAAAGTTCTAGTAAGACCAATAAGAATCCAATCTGCACCTAAATAATTTGTATTTATATTTGTTCTTTGTGGTTCTAATAATAAATTAGGACAACCTCCAACTGTATCATAGTTTAATCTAGGAACATTTAAACGATCCGTAGTATTAAAATAATCTTTTGCAACCGTTCCAAAAACTACTTGAAATCCATAAATATAAACTGAATTTTCACTTCCTGCTGTAACTGTATAAGATTCTGTTCTAGTTGAAGTTGATGCAGGAATTAAAGATAATTGAAAACCACTTGCACCTGTAGCAGTAGCAACTGCTGTTGCAGTAATTCTAATCCATCCATTACTAATTATAGAAATATCACTTGAAGTTATTGAAGCTCCTATAGTTCCCTTTGTTAAAGTTTGTAAATCAAAATTAACATAAGCATTAGAACCAAAACCTGCAATAAAAAAAGGTAATTGAACATATCTATTAGCTGAACTTGTAGGCTGTTTTAAATAACAACTCATTGTGTATGAAGATCCAACTACAGGATTAAAAGAACCTACATTTTCGTGTATATGATGCGAATTAGTTCCTGCAACTTCTGTTAATGTACTTGCATTAACTGCTCCTGTAATTGATGCTATAGTGTTAGAAGTTACTGCAACTAAAGATTTATTATAATAAGCACTAGTAAAAACATTACTATTACTCATTAAATTATAAGGAGCATTTTCAATTAATAAATTATCATTGTTTAAAGTTCCTCTTGCATTAGTTCCTCTTGTAAAAGTTAAATCTCCATTACCATTAGCAGGAATAACAGAATAAACTTTACTTTCTTTAATAGCGTTTGGAGTCATTACCAAACTTGCTTTAGTTAATAAACTCATTAGATATTATTTAAGTTTGTTAATGTTGTAGTCTGACAAGTTTCTGCAGAATAAGTTCCTAAATCTGCTAAAATTCTAGTTTTAAAATCAGAAATCAATAAAACCGAAATATTACCTATAATATCAGTCTCACTAGAGTAACTTGTAAAATAAGATTTACCCCAACTAATGGAATTGTTAATTGCACCTTGTCCCCATCCTATATTATTATTTGCTGCTCCTTCTCCCCAGTCAATGCTATTTGCCATTATTATTTATTTTAAATGGTTTATTTTTTTCTAATTTTATTAAAAATTTCTTTAACTTTTTTTCGTTCTCTAAGTGAGAAATTAATTTCATTTTTCTAATTATAATATCCATCCTGTAAAATTTGCTTCTGAATCTGGAAACATATCACCGTTACTATTCAAATTATATTCCGGAAATTTAGATTGATTAAAACTCATATAATCAATAAATCTTGTAGTGTAATGATTTGCTACGCTTCTTTCCTTTTCAACTAAATAATCAATCTCTGACTTATCTACAGAAGTAGCACTTTCTGAAGTATGTTTAAATACTCCTTTATTAGCTATTGTATAAGCACTAAAAGGTAAAAACTCAACCATTGACCAATGTATTAACATAGGTTTAATATAGTCGCTTAAAAGGTCTTTATAAGTTTGAGTTAAGTTATTTGCTACAATACCATCATTAAACTTTTTAAATAGTTTAGAACCTAAATAATTTTGTAAATGTATATCTTGAGCAATAGCAATATATTGAATAAATTTATCTGTGTCAATATTACCATTTAATGCGGTAAATTTTACTATATCATCTCTTGTAATAAAAAGTGCCTTTGCCATTATTGAAATCTTTTATTAGTTGGTAAAAATCCATTGTAAGGCATATCTTTAGGAGCAGTATAAACTAATTTGTCATTAGTTGGTAAAATTTCACCTTCTTTACGTGCTTTTGATGCAGTTATTTCTTCTGCTAATGGTGAATTAACATCTGCTTTCCTTCTATAAGTTTCACGTGTCCAAAAATGATGACAATCACCACCACCTTTATATAAAAATATATCGTAAGTATCAATTCCTTTAGGTCCCCATCCTTCATTAACTGCTTGATTACTCATTGCAATAATATCTTCTTTACGATATAATTTATTAGCACCAATCATTTTATTACAAAATTCACGAGAATTACTACTTAGATTACCAGTATATCTATAACGGCTTTTAAATAATTCACCATCTTGTTCACTTTTTGAATTAGGTCTTGCAGTTCCACTACTTACAAACTCATAAACTTTACTTAATAAAGATTTTTTAGGATTGTTTAAGGCTTCTATTTGTGCATCTAAAGAAGCTTCTTCATCATAGTTAACTTTTCTACTATCTACTAATTCCCATTCATCTAAATTAATATCTTCACCATATTTTGATAAGTCAATTTCTTGTGAACTCATTTGTGTTTGTGCATCAACAGTTTTAGTTAATTCTCCATCAACATCAAGTGGTTGTAATTGGCTAAACTTTAAATCTAAGCTAATTTCATTAAACGCTAAAACTTTATCTAAAGCATCGCAAATTAATTCTTGAAATGGTCTAATAACCATATTTTCAAATAAAATATAACTATTTTTTAATTCGTCAGCATTTGCAGAAAATCCGGTAGTAGTTGCAATTCCAAAAAGTAAAGGACTTGTAACATTATGAGATAACATAATTTTTGCTAAACATTCATCTGATAAATATTTATAATGCTCTGGAGCATCATTTAAAGGAATATCATCTACAGTAGTTTTTTTAGTTTCATCACTATTAAAAGCTATAATTACCTTTTTACCTTTTGATCCTGTTAAAGTAGATTTTACTTTATTTTGTATAATTGTTTGTTGCTCTTCTGTAGGAACTCCATTGTTAAAGTTTACTATTTTAGTTCCAGAAAATCCGTTTTGAACTTCATTAATTAAATAGTTACTTATTTCTTCTTCTAAAGCAGCATAACTAACTCCTCCTAAATAATCTACGTTAGAATAATACTTTTGCCCTATAGTATAATTACCTACTCTTAAAACCTCTAATTTATCGCCTTTAGTTCCGTAACCAAATAATGGTATTCTTTTAGGTTGAAACTTTTTTGTGTCTTGCCAGTTATCACAATAATAAATAGCTTCAACTAATCCATCCTTATTACATTTTTCTGAACGTACTAAATTAGTAGGTAAATGTTCAACTCTTACAATTTTATCTTTTTTCTCGTTGTAGATTAATTGCAAATTAAATTCGCCTAATAATTTTAAATCCTTTGTTATTTTTCTTAAAGTATCTTTAGAAAATAACATTTTCATTTGTGCATATTCATTCGGCTTTCTACTAGCATCATTTGCTGTTAAACCTTTGCCGTAAATTAATTTAGTAATGTTATTAATTACAGCATTGTTTGTAGTAGAACCATTATAACGGTCTATTAAAAATTGATAATAATTATTATCTTCTCCAAAGTCTACCCATTCATCACGCTTATTTTCGCTTATTTTAGGTGCTTGGTAATCTGCTAATTGTATAAAGTGTATATTACTCATAAATTACATATTCGTTGGTCGTAGTGTTTGCTACATAATCACCATTATTAATTGTATAATCTTTTATAACTTGATTTGTACACATAATTTTTTCTCTAAATAAAGGAACTCCATTTGCATCAAAACAATTTAAAATGTAAGTGTGTCCGTCAATTAAAAAACTAAAAGTTCTGTTAGATGCAAATTTAACATAATACAATTCAGTTACTAAAGTAGGATTATTTATTGTTGTTGCAGTGTTTGTTAATTCATCAGTAAATACCATTGAAGCTATATTTGTACTTCTTGGCATAAACTTAAAATTTTGTGTATAAGTGAAATCTTTTAAAATTATCATACTTATATAACGTAAATGTTATGATTTTGTTTTTAATAAAAAAACCCCACTATTAAAGTGAGGTTTAAAAACAATATGAAAAAACAATTATGAACCAGATATAACTGTAAATCCTGCAGTAGCTAAAGATACTCCAATAAAGTTAGCAGGAACTTTTTCCATTCCTTTAAACTCTAAAGTGTAACCTGAAGCATCACCTAAATTTGTGCCTGAAGTAATATTTCCAGTCGTAAGCTCCATTCCATACTCTAAACCACAAAGAAATAAATTTCCGTTATTCATTTCAACAATTACTTGTGGACGTCCATAAGCTAAAAGTTTTATTTGTTTGTGATCTACAGCAGTTAATTTTTTTAAGTTTAGTTTTAAACTTTGCTCAAAAAAAGTAGTTCCATTCTCTCTTGAAGAAGTAATAGTTTGGTCTAAACTATTTGTACCTTTCAATTCGTATTTATAAGCACTTAACGAGCTTCCTGTTACTGAATCAATAACATCTGTATTTGTAGCATTATAAGTAACTCCTGTAATTTTACCAAAGTTTACAAAATAACACGCTTTTAATCCTGAAACTGAATCCTTACAAGGTTCAATTCTTCCTAATGAGATATCGCAAGCCATAGTATATTTTTTTAATGATTAATAATAAAAAAGGTGGGGTTTATTGCACCACCTTTTTTTTAACTATTTTTGCTATTAGTTAGCAGAGTTTGTAATACCATAAGTAGTGATATCTTCGATTGCAGCATATTGAACACCTGCAGCCATTCTCATTACAACTCTTACATTGTTGCTTCCGTCAGTTTCTGACATATCAATTATTCTTACTTCTTGCAAATCAGAATTTAAAGAAAGTCCAAAAAACAAGTTAGATTTTGTAGTTGCTACTGCTTGAGTTGCATTTAATCCAGTAGCAACAAATATTTTAACTCCATCAAAAGTTAAACTACCGTTGTTATACCATTGTGTACCCATTGCATTAGTACCATTAGCACCTAATCCACTTGCACCAAAACCGCCTAAAGCACGGACATATGCTCTTGCAGTAGCTTGAGAAATGTATAAATACAAATCTTCTTTTCCGTACAATGTTGCAGGAATAGCATCAACTATTTTCCCAAGTTCAGCGATAACTGTTGAAGCAGAAGTAATATTAGTTGAAGTAGCAGCAATTTCTTGTGCAGTAGGTAATCCAGCATCAGCAGCAATTTTAGTTACAAAACCATCAAATTGTCCGCTTGTTCCTGTAGCACCATTCCAAATAGCAACTTCATTTTGAGCTGCAACTTTAGAAGCTACGTATCCAATTAGGTATTCTTGAAAAGATGGAGGCAAAGTATCAAAAGATGAATAACCTTGCTCAATTCCTTGCCATGTGCTATGAAACGTAGTTTTACAAAGTTGTAAATTCACTTGTAGATCCTTTACAGTCAATACTCTTTCAGTCAATGTAACTGTAGAAGTAGAAGTAAAATCACAAGTAGCGTCTTTTAATAATCCATCAGTACCAATTTTTTGTAATACTTGTTTGTATTTTATGTTTGGTAATACTTCAACACCACCATTTTCGATAGTTGGAGAAGATAATAATGCAGCTGCAACGTATTTTTTTGCAAATTCGCCAGCATAAGTAGTAGTTAATGAAACAGTAGTAGCCATTTTTTAAATTTTAATTTAGTTAGTTTTAAATAATTTTGCGAAAACTACATCTTCTGTAGTTCTTTCTCTTTTTGCTCCAAATTGGAACGATTCTTTTGTAATTACATTTTCAGGATTGTGTGAAATTGGAGCTGCTGCAGGTGCATTGCTTGCTAATTCAACTTTCAATCTTTCAACCTCTGCTTGTAATTCTGTAGTTTTTTCAACCAAAGCAAAAAAAGTTTCTTTACTTACAGTTTCAACTACTTTTTTAGCTGTTGCTTCTGCCATTACTGGCTCTGTAGCTTCTGCTGCTGGATGATTCATCTCAGGCATTGCTTCTTCTATAGCTTCTGGAGCAATAGATGAAATAATACCTTCAACTTCAACCACAATTACTTCTCCTGCTGCTGTAGTATATTCACCAACTGGCATTGGAATAACACCATCTGGAGTTACTATACCTACTGAATATTCAGGAGCAAACTCTTCCGCTTCAATGGTAGTAACACCATCCATTAGCGTTTGTTGTGCAAGCTTAACTTCCATAGAAAGTAAATGCTTCACGTTGTTAAGGACATTTTTGTACATATTTAATTAATTAGTAATTACTCTTTCAATATTAGTATTAACAACTACGCTTGTAGATTGTTCAACTAATGATCCAACTCCTTGTGCATCTAACTCACCAGTGCAACATTCTTTTTTGTAAGTGCCATCTTTACAAAGGCAACCTCTTTTACCGCCTTTAGGACTTGTTATTTTAGTTCCCATTTAATAACTCTTTTAGTTGTTCAATTATCTTTTTGTTATTAGAAGTCATTTGTACTTTATCTGCAAAATAACCTTCAATAGAAAATCCTTTAATTTCTCCTGCTTTTACTTTTTGCCAAATATCCTCGTTATTACATTTCATTGAAATCATCCAAGTTCCTATTGGCAAACTAAAACCATATTTTACAGACTTATCATTAACTGCATCATCAATAATCCAAGATTCAACTACAGACATATCATTTATAGTTTTGTCGTGCATTAATGTTGCATTATTTTGATTGCCATTTATTAAAAATAATTCACTTGCTTGTTTAATTGTATCTTTAGAAAAATATACATAAAACTCTTCTTTGCCATTTTTACGATAAATTTGTTTATTAGGAACTAAAGCAGCACCCATTAAAATTCTTTTATCTGTGTCAACCTCTGCAAGTTTAACTTCGTGTTGTTCTTTTAATGCAATAAAATTTTCTTCTGTAGCAGGTCTATCTACAACGCTTATTGCATCAACTCCATCTGTTTCTTTGTTTAGTACTAATTCATAAATTTGCATATCTATATAACGTTATTTATTTATTTTGTTTCTAAATAGGACTTAACTAATTGATTATTAACCTAATGTAGCGTTAGAAACTATATTTCTATTTAGTCCTTGTTGCGTTGTAACTTCTCCTGCTGTAACATAAGTTTTTATTGGTGGCATACCTTGATTATTTAAAACATTTGCTACTTGATTAACTCCACTATTACCTACTACGTTAAAAGAAGGAGCAGCAGGTGCAGACATAGCAGGAGCTGAACCTCCACCACCACCAGCATCTCCACCACTTGAAAGTAATCTTTTTGCTTTAGCTATATTTGATAAAATTGTTGCAGAACCACTTGCGTAAAATGCTATTTTAGTTGCTAAATAAGTTGCTGGAGCAGCGGGACCCGCAAGAGAAGCAGCACCTGCTGCACTTGCTTCAGTTCCTGCCATCATTTTAGAAAATGCTACTGCACTATCAACACCTATTTGTACTAATGCTAATGCTTTCATAGCAGTTTGTCCAGACTTACCTTTTGCAATTCCTATATCTTGAATACTTGCCAAAACATCTTCACCACTTTTTGCAATAGATCCAACAGCATTTGCAACATTTTGAAAATCTTCTATTTTTTGTAAAAATGCTTGTTGTCGTCTTTGTTTTTGTGCTTCTTCACTATCATAAGTAATTTGATCAATGTGAAGTTGCCATTGTTGATATTCATCTAAAATCTGTTGGTTATTATTTTTAATTAAATCTCTTTGAGCTTGATTTTTAGTATCTAAATTTTTAATTTCAGTTAAATCAATTTCAATATTATCATCTAATAATTTTTTTTTGTATTTTTTTGTTAATTCATTAAATGCTTTTAATTTTTCTTCTTCAGTTAATTCAGAATCTTTTTTTGATTTTTTATCAAGAGCATCTTGTTTTTCTTTAGCTTTCCTTTTTTCTTCTGCTCTTTTATTTGCTTCTTCTATTTCTGTTTTAGTCATTTCTTTAGTTCCACTATTGAACCTTTTAATAGTTTCATCATAGTTTTTACTAAAATCATTTACAGAACTTTTAGCATCCTTCCAAGCACCACTGAAATCACCTTTAATTAACTTACCTATTGCAGAACCTAAAGCACCCAAAGATTGAAATACTGCAGAAACTGAAGCATAAACTACTCCAAAGGCATTGCTTACCATAGGTAAAGCAGAAATTGCTAAATCTACAAGCGTATTAAATAAAGGTTCAACTACTGCAAATATTCCATTAAATATTTTCTCTAATCCATTTAATAAAGGCTGTAGTTTCTTTTGTGCTTTTTCATTATCGTTAAATGCTGCTGCTAAACTTGCAACTAATCCAACTACTAAACCAATTCCAGTAGCTTTTAAAGCACCGCCAAATGATTGTGTAGAAACTTTTAATTTATTTAAAGATTCTCCTAATAATCCAACGGGTCCTCCAGCAGCTGCAAGGCTATCAATCCAATCACTAGATTTATTTTTAGCAGATTTAATTTTGTCCTCTAAGTCATCAATTTGATTGTAAAGTTTCTTAAATTCTTCAGTACCTACATCAACACCTTTTAATTCTCTTTTAAGTGCTTTTAATTGACCTATTGAACCTTCAATATTACTATTTACATTTAAATTTATTTCTTTCTCGATTGCCATTTTATAAGTCTTTTTAGTTGTTTAGCTCCTAATTTAAATGAAGTAGGTAATTCATATTTACCTTTAGCAATTTCTATATTTTCAGAAATTCCATAATGATCGTGCAACTGCAATAGTTGTAATATATTTTTAAGCATCTTGTATAATGTTTATGTATTGTTTTATATCTGGATTATGATAAGCAATTTCTATTTGTTTAAATGCAATATCTCCTGTAGTATTTGCATCTATAGGAACTGTAAATGTTGCATCTGTATAATTATCAGGTGCAAAATATCCAGTGACATAATTTGTAACATCATAATATCCAGCATTTAATTTTAAAATAGTTACTTCTAAATCTTGTGCTGTATTATCAATATTAAAAATAGATTTTAAAGCAAATCTTCCAGTCCCTATTATTGGCAATTCTCTAAAATCACTTATTAATTCAAAATCAACTTCTCCTGTAGTTAGATCAGTTGTAAAAGTGTTTATAATATATTTTTTATCTTTATAAATTATTTTATCATTTAATTTAATATCTGATAACATTGGAATAGGAATAATTGCTTTTAATTTTATAATTCGGCAGCGTATGTTATAAAGTGCCGAAATATAGTTTTGATACCATAAATTAAATAAAGAATTATTTGTAGTTCTATTTATATTCCAGCTAGATATTTCTTCATTAAAATTTAAAGAAGCTATATCGTTATTTATAAATAATTCATTTGAAAACCTCATATAATTATAAATATTTATATATCCACTTCCAGTAAATAATTTAATTGGAGTATCAAGTAATGTTTCATAAGAACTTCTATACATAAGTATAGGTTTTGGCTTATATGGTTTTAAATCTTTATCTACTAAAGTTGTAGTTTGAAATCTTTCTCCTGCAGTTCTTTCCCACATTACATCTTCAAAAGGTGATTTAATTTCATAAGTTGCACTTTCATTTGTTAAATTATCTTCATATATTAAATCTCCATAATCAAACCCACGATTAAAAGTATTTCTAAAATAATTATTTATTATATTTTCAGATTTTTCGTGACTAAAGGATAATTTTTTAAATAATTTAGTACGTTCTAAATCTACACTATCATTAATTACATAATTATTTATATCTATATATTTACCATAAGAATAGAAAAACTCCAAAGGTTCTAAATTAAATGTATTATCTGAAGTTGCAGTAATTGTTAAATTAAATAGTTTTATAATTCCATTAAAAAAATCAACTATTTTCATATCAGGAACATAGTCTACTATATTAATAGTTGTAGTTGTAGATTGTGAATCACTATAAGCATTACCTGATTCAAAATATGTAGCACTTCCATATTGTCCACCTGCTTTTAATAAATATAAATTAGTTGTAAAAGTTAATGGATAAATACTTTCAATTTCAAAATAATAATTTTTATTAATATTACCATTTAAATTATAAATAAAATTTAAAATTTGATTTTCTGTATATCCTAATAAATTATCAAAAACTTTTTCAGTAACTCCAGTATCTGAATTTATTACTTTTAATCTATATGTAATTGTATTATCTGTTGGAGTAATTCTTAATATTAATAATAAAGAATCAGAAATAGTAATTCCGTTTGATTTTTTTAAATTAACATTTAAAATATCTGTACTTAAATTTAAATCTTGCATAAAACCTGTTTTAGTTTTAAAATCAATTTTAACAGGTGCAGTATAAGTATTTAATTTTTCTACATTTTTGCAATATAAATATAATTCGTACCAATAAGAAGTAATAAACAAAGTACTTGTAAATGTTATTCCATATTTATTTGAAATAAAATCAAATACTCTACTAACAGGTATTGCAGGAAATAAATCAGTATAAACTATAGATCTTTTTGCACTATCTCCAACTGTAATATCAAATTCACCATTATCTTTATATGTATATTTATGTTGATTTCCAACTAAAGGATAATAAACTCCATCAGTATTTGTACCATCAATTCTATCTTTAATATCTGTAGCAGTATAAGAGTGATTTAAAGAATTATAATTTAAACAACTTAATTTATCCTCTTTAAATAAATCTTTTAACTGTTTAACCTTTCCGTAAAATGTAATTGAGTAACTTTCAATTCTATTATTTTTCTCGTTACATTTTTCAATCTGTATTTGACCTTTTTTAAATGGAATAGTATTTAATTCGATTATTGCATCATATCTAATACGTTGATCAAAACCATCATTAACTCCGCTTTCATTCCAGTAATTAAATATTAAATTATTATTCTTTGAAGCAGGAATAGTAAATGATTGTGTGTAGTCTGTAAATACTTTAGATAAATCATTAATATTTTGCACAGAAGAAGTAAGAGATATTTTTTCATCTTTAAATAAATCAATTCTTTTAAACTCCGTTCCTATTTTTATATAAATTTCTACGCTTGTCATTATACTACGTTATTTATTAAACTACTTGCAACTTCAAACTCTAATTCGTAATTAATTACTTTCTCATTTAAATGTGTTTTAAATAGCTGTGAACTACTTTTTAAAATAACTGCTTTAGTAACTGTAGTTCCATCTTCATCGTATGTTAAAAGCAAGTTTTCACTTAACATTATATCTTGTATGTTTTCGTTTTCTACTTCATTAATCCATCCGGAATTACATTTAATAGTTTTAGTTCCGTTTTTATTGTAAATTCTTTTTTGACCTAAAAAGGCGTTATAAGTTGGATAAACATCTTCAAAAGTATTAGTGTTATATTCTGAACTTTTAACTTCTATAGATTGAGTTGAATTTTTAAAGAAATACATTGATTGCTTACCTCCTAATCTATTTATAAAATCTAATTTTATAGGATTGTATTTTGATTCACAAAGATTTACTAAATTTTGTTCATAAACTTTTATTTTTGTTCCTCCACCATTTCTATAAACATAAATTGTAAATTTATTTTTTTCAGCATAAGCACTTGCATTATGTGTTAATGGTAATCTTAAAAAATTAAAAGAATCATTATTTGCAATATCAAAAGAATTAGTAGTAGCACCATTACTTATTTCATAAAAAAATACATCATTACTATCTTGAAAATCAAATGCAAAATCAGCAGTAGGATAAGTCAAAGTTCTATCGTAATTTATTGGATAATTAACTTGTTTTAATAATGGAATAAAATTACCATTTTGTAAATAGTTTGGATTATTATAATCAGAATAACCATTTGTAGCAACTAATAATGAAGGTAAATCATCAGTAGTAGGAATATAATCAATTCCATTTTCAGTATAATAAGCAGTTATATCTACAACAACACTAAATGAATTTTCATCAATAGTATTTAATAAATCATAAACATAAGGACTAATATTATAAGAATTTATATAATTAGTTGCTGAAAATCTTTTTTTATCAATAGTATAAGTTTTTAATAAATTAGCTAATTGAGAATAAATATTTATAACTAATCTTGTTGCTACTTGTGCATTACTACCATTTACTTTTAATATATACGGACTTCTTGCGTTAAATCTTTGCATTATTTTATATCTTTTAGTGTGTATTGCATTAAATCTTCAACATCCAATGCAAATTGATTAATTAAATCTTCGTCAATGTATTTTTTATATCCTGCTTCAAATGGTTTTGTAAAAAATAAACTTGGTCTTAATCCTTGTAATGCTATGCTTTTAGCTAATGCAAATTTTATACCTTGTCTACTTTTAAATTTTCCACTTTTACCTCTTGGTGCTAATCCTTTTCTTACTACCCAATTATCTAATGCTTTAGTTGAAATCATTTTACTTTTAAAGCTAAATGGACTATTTGGAGCTTTTTGAACTCCTCCTTTTATTCCTGAAGGATTAGAACCTTTTACTCCTTTATCGTGAAATTGTCCATACATAGACATATTAAAAGCTAATTGAAAACTATTAGGAGAAACTTTTACATCACCTTTAAAACTATTTTTTAATTTTCCAGTACTATTATACGAACCATATTTACCTCCTTTATCTAAATTTTTTTTAGATTCAGAAATTACATAATCTCTAAATTTTTCAAGTGTTTTTTGCGTGTGTTCTAAATTAACCATTTAGCAGATTGTCATATCGTTATTACTTTCAATTCCAAATGTTAAAGTCCAGCCTACAATTTTATTTTCAAACCTATCGCTAAATGCTTCAAAGTTTGCAGTTCCATTTAGTCTATAGTTTTTATCGTATAAATTACCTCTGCGTAAAGAAGTTAAAAACCTATTAGCTAATTCAAATTGAGCATTAAATATATCTGCTTCATTATCATTATCAAAAAATAAATCGTAAGGATTTGCTTTTGATATATCACAAACATCCATAAATAAAACTGAAACATTAAAAATATTTGTGTTTCCTGATTCAGATTGTGCTACAGTATTTACTACTATATGAGCTAAAGGGAATATAGTAGGTTTATTTATATCAATATTAAATATATCTCCTTGTGAAACGTTATTTATAATAGCATCTCTTAATAGTTCATCTCTAATATCTTCTGTAATCTTGTAGTAATTATTCATTTTTTTTGAGCATTGATTGTTCTATTTCTATTTTTTCCTTTTCAAATGTTAGGAACGTGAGTGCTGTAATAAGTTGAAGTTTTGAAATTTCATCAAATCTTCTAACATCAGCTTGAGCGAGAGCATAGAAAGATGAATACCATCCCCACTTAACTCCGAATTGTGCTTGTCGATTAAAGCTTTCACTTGAGGATTCTGCTCCAAATAATTCATTGAACTGATTAGTAATTCGTTGCTTAAATTGTAAAAAAAAACCATTGCACCAAAAACTACATCCATTGGCATCGACTTCATTACATCGCAGTAGGTTATACTTCCGTTGTAATCTTGTATGCTATATTTATCTCTAAACTTATCAATTATAGGTCTATATAAAACCGCCATTGCATTGTGCAATTTATCCATTTTACCAAAGTAATTATCTAAGTCAGTAAATTCACCTAAACTTATTTCGTCTAAGTTTGGAATAAATCCAAAATTAGTATCTGCCAATTTGAATATAGTTTGTAATTTATATTCTTTAGCAAACATTTCATTTATACTTGCAGTTATTTCTGTTACATCTTTTAAGGACATATTAGAAGCTATCTCTAAAGAAACACCACAAAATATCTCCAGCATTTTTAACTGCAAGAAATTATTATCCTCGTTCTTTTCTGCTATTGATATAAACCTTTGGTATTGCTCCAAGGTTATTTCATTTAAAGAAGTCGGAATTGAAATTTTAATTTTCATAATTATATAACGTATTTAATTGTTTTTTGTATTACACTAATAAATAAAATAGTTTCCTTTATTTTTATTTATTCCTATTGTTTCCATTTCGTGATATCTCCACGCATCAATAGCGTGATTATAATCATCAATAGGTTTATTTAGTTTCTCACCTGTCTTTTTATCTTTATCCCAAGCATATCTCCTTAATTCTTTTATTAAGTTTATACTTGAATTAGTAATTAAATATTCATTTTGTTGTATTGTTTGGATACCAAACATAATACTATCCGCTCCTTTAGTAACTGGATAAGCATTTACTCCGTAGCTTTTTAATTCATCTATTGATTTTGGTTCTGCACTATCACAATAACAAGGTTCTTTTGTATTTATGTATTTAGATATTTGACTATTTGATAATCCTTTATTATAACATATTTCATTTATAATCCTTTGCCCATTGTATAAATATACTTCTATAATTGAAGTAGGATCATTTGTATAACCAAAGTCCAATCCATAACCTAAAAGTCTTGCATCATTTGGTATTATATCTATTGTTTTCCAATTATTAAATATAACACCCTCTAATGTTCCTATTTGACCTAATCCATAAACATTCCACCAGTTATCCCAATAGCTTGAAGTTTTAGCTTTTTCTTTTGCCTTTTCAATTTCTTTTACTATTGCAGGATCAAGTGCTTCATTATCTTTATAAGTTAATATAACAAAGTCTGAATTATCATCTTGCATTAATTCAGTATGAACCCAAAATTGATTTGTCGGATTGTAATCTAAATAAATAAATTTCTTTGTACGAATTGCTAACTGCTGGTAACTTTCAAAAGTAATATTATTACACTCGTTTATAAAAAGTATATCACGTCTTGCACCTCTTAATTTATCAGGCATATCAGCACTAAAAAATTCAATATAACTTCCGTTATTAAACCTATAAGTTAAATTTGATTTATTAAAATTGTTTGGATTAAAGTTATTAGTCCATTCCATTATCTTAATAAAGTCTTTCATTGCTCCACGCTTTAAATGTGGTATGCTTTCAGATACTATTGATATTTCAGAGTTTGGTTTTTGTATTGCATAATCAATTAAGAAAGGAAGGATTGTAAAGGTTTTTGAACTACTTGTTCCACCTTGTACAATCCTTATTCTTTTTTTTAGTTTTGATATTTTACTTTGAGCAGTTGTTTTAATCAACATCCAAATCTATATTTTTAAATATTGGTTTTTCTACTTCTTCAATAGCTGTATGCGTCATAGATAATTTTCTTAATTCCTCAGGTGAAGCTATTAATTTCATTAGTGCCATTTGCAAAGCTGGAGCGTTTGAAGTGTACCATTTAGAACGCATTGATACTTTTAATTCCGTTCTATTTTTATTTAATAAATCTTTTAGCTCGTCCGATTGTTCTAATTTCCATTCATAAAATGTACTTTTAGCAATAGGTAAAAATGCAATTATATCGTCAATAAAAAACAATTTATGTTTTATTATTGCTTCTTTTGCCTGTTCAAATATTTTAGTTTTGTCGTATGCCATCGTAATTAAAATTAAATCCTTTTGCGCTTTTTTGTTTGCCTTGACAACATCTTAATATTAAATCTCTTTTAATATTTAATTTTTTACTAGCATCAGTTACTGATAAAAAAGTATTAATTGTATTATTCTCTTGTGATTGTATTACTTTCATATTTTATTCCGTTTCTTTTTATTTCTAATGTTGGATCAAGTTTAATCATTCTATCTACTATTACTTGGCAGTATTTAGGATCAAGTTCCATTCCGTAGCATTTACGTTTAAGTTGATGTGATGCTACCATTGTTGAACCGCTACCCAAAAAACCATCTGCAACAAGTTCATTTTCTTTTGAACTGTTTTTAATTAGCGGTGCTAATAATAAAATTGGTTTCATTGTTGGATGTTCTGCATTCCTAAATGGTTTGTCGCAGTTTATTATTGTTGTTTTGTTTTTGTCGCTCATTATTTCAGTGAGCATATTTTTCATTTGATCTTTGGTTAATTTTTTAATATCAATTTTATCTTCTATAACTGTTGTGTGTGTTCTTTCGTTTGTAAAGTAATGCGCTGCTCCTTCTTTCCAACCATAAAGACAAGGTTCGTGTTTCCATTGATAATCTTGTCTTCCCATTACCATTGAATTTTTTACCCAAATCAAACATTGTTTAACCATTATTCCAGCATCTTTCATTGCTTGTCTAAAATTTGCACCTTCACTATCTGCGTGCCAAACATACCAAGCACCGCCTTTTTTAGTGTAACTTCCTAATGCGGTGTAAAAATCATATAAAAATTGATAAAATTCGCTATTTGACATATTATCATTATCAATAGTAAGCGATTCTTTTGTTTTACCTACATAAGCAACGTTATAAGGCGGATCAGTCATTACCATATCCGAAAGTTTACCGTTCATTAATTTTTCCCAAGTATCCATTTCAGTACTTGATCCGCATAATAATCTATGTTCTCCTATTTCAAATAAATCACCTAATACAATATTAGTTTCTATTTCATTTGGAATTTCAAAATCATCTTCTTCTGGTTCTGCTTCAATAATATTTTCATTTTCAAATGATGGAATATCTAATCCCCAAGCTTCTAATTGTTTGCTATCCCATTCATTAGCTAACATATCCCAATCCCACTCGCCACCGCTTGTGTTATCTTTAATTAAAAACTCCCTTTGCTGTTCCTCTGTTAAGTCTGTAACTATAACTGGTATTTCTTTTAAACCTGCTTCTTTACAAGCCTTAAAACGCATATTACCACCAAGTATAATCATATCTTGATTAACTACTATTGGTCTAATATTTAACATCTCAGGAAAGTCTTTAATAGACTGTACTAACTTTTTAAACTTATCATCCTTTATAATTCTTGGATTATTAGGATTTAATTTAATTTGATTTATTTTTAATACTTCCATAGTTTAAATATGCTTTCCAATGCTTCCTAATTGATTTAAGACATCGTTATTGTTATCGTAGTGCGTTTGTATCTTTAATGCTTTTATCTTCTCTATTTTAGCTTCGTTTGATCCTGTTGCGTAAATATGATTAAAAGGTATTCCTATCTCTCTTGCTTTATCAATCATTCCTGTTTTAGAACTACGAGCTGATATAATATACAAAGTATTATTTACTATTAATTCTTTTGCAAGTTTAGTTCCTTTTTTAGTTGACAAAGTACCATCGTAATCAAAACTAATCTTTTGGTTAGTATTTAATTTAGTTTCAAAAGCAGTTGTGCAAATAGCAGTGCGTTTATCTTTTGAGTATTCTGCTACCATTACAGGGTTAGACATACATCGCTGTAAGAATTCCTTTTTAGGTTCGTTTGCTTTAGGCTTTGGTATTGGCATCTTCTATTTCTTTAATTTTAATATTTAAATAACTATATACATCTTCCATATTATTAAAATTAATTTGATTAAGAAAATCAGACCAAATAGCAATATCTTTTACTGTTACTTTATCTAAAATTTTAAAAGGAATATAATCTAAACAAATTTGATTATACCAATTTTTATTTTTATTCATTATCTTCTTCTTTATGTGTATCGTAAACTTTTCTTAATTCATTAACTCTATCTCTCCAACATGAAGCACAATTACTATGTTCTAATTTAGTTCCAAATACTTGTAAGTAAATATCACTTAACTCATACTGTTGATTAATTGTAAGTTCATTAATTGTTTTTTTACTAAACAAATTTACTAAATAGTTGTAGTTATTTTCTGTTAGACAGTTTGGTTTAACGTATGGAAATAAACGGTTTAATGTTTCTTTACGTGCATCGCAATTACAATCCCATCCTGTCAATTCGCTTACTTTTTCTACTACTGCTTTAATTCCTGTAGCTTCTGTGATTCTTTCTAATGTATCACCTAATCCTAATGATTTTTTTACTCTAGTTTTTGCCATTCTTTTTTAATTTTTAAATTACAATTTTGTATTGTTTTGAAAATTGTACTTAAACTTATTCCTGTTTCCTCTGCTATTTTTCGCATTGACATTTTATTATCATAATACAAAAAAAATACTTCTTTATCAAACCAGTGGAAATCATTAACTAAATTTAATACTTCGTTGTGTTCTTCTATTTCTGTTATTATATTTACTTCATCTATAGAAACTTTTATTATCTGCTTTTGCTTTCTGTGAAGATCCATTGATAAACTTCGCAAGGTCAAATAAAAATATGCTTCGTTTACTGTTTCTTTTTCAAGGCATTTTAAATAAGCTTCTTGGACAACATCCTCTGCAAAATCGGTTATTCCAAATTGCTTAACTGTATTTATCCATCTTTGATGCTGTTTACAAATTTCTTTCAATTATTTGCATATTATAAAATGTTAAGTAATCTTTTGCAATTTGGTGAGCTTGTTTTAATTTTCTAATTTCTTCAAAGGTATTTACTTTAATATTTACTTCGACATTTTTAGTATAAAAAATATATAACTGCACTATGCAAATCATACTTTCTAAACTATCCATTTATAATTTTACGATATAAACTATTAATTCTTTCAGAATTTACTCCTCTGTTATAATAAAATTTCATTACCCTTTTAATTCTTACTATATTACTAAACCTTTGTACTTTCATCTGAAAATAATTTATGTGTGTCTATTCCTGTAAATCTACCAATAAGATTCCTTAATTCATCTCCTAAATTTTTAGCCATTAATTCGCTATCTTTATTAGACATCTTTTCTTTTGTTTGTAATTCAAACATTTTATCAGAAATTGCTGATTGAAATATAAATATAGCTGCTCTAAATCCTTCGTTTGTATATTCAGGTTTTAATGTTATATTATCTAATAATGTATTTTCAATTTCTTCTAATATCGGACTTAATTCTTTACCTATTGCCATATTTATATAACGTTTAATTTATTATTTTGTTTTTATTATTATAGTTTGTTTTCTTGTTTCGCATCCCATTTTATGAACTCCATCAGTTTGATGACATTTAGGACAATAATTATCCTGTACGCATTTTGGATAAGTACAGTAATCTAAATTGCATATTTCACCATCACGTTTTACTCCGCCTAATTTACATTTGATAGAGTCAATACCATTACTCCAAAAGTATGAGCAATTTATTTCATCATCCTCACAAGTAAAATCTGCATATGCTTGTCTTAACTTGCTTGGTGTTGCAGTAAATCTATAACAATAATCTTTAGATTTGCAAAATTGATTTGTACACATTGATATATCTGCCATATTAACTACCTTTTTTAATTAAATAATACCATAACCATATTAATTTACTTCTTAAAAATTCATAAGCCAAAACTATTAATAAATAATTCATAATTTGTAAGTTACATAGTAATAATCAAAATGCTTTTTAAAATTAATCCATTCACCATAAGTAATAATTTTTTCAAAACTAATAAAAGTTTTCTTATGTGTTGCAACTAATCGCAAATTTGTGTCTGGAGCTAATGCGTAAATGTTATTCTTTGCCATATTCTTTAATTTTAATATCGTATTGAAGTTTTTTAGCAATTAACTCTTCTTTAGTGTACTTATAAACTCTGTTTATATCGCAAATATTATCTAAATTAGTAACATAATCAATTCCATATCTTGCAATTAAACCCTTTCTAAAGTTTAATTCGTTTCCGTTCATAAACCTATTACATTTTCTGCATTGTTTATGGCAATTATTTTCGTTAAATATTAATCCAGAATAAACTTCTGCTTTGTAAAAATGACCTCCATCAAATACATCTGCAGTAGAACTGTTGCAAGATATACAATTTTTATCACTATCACGTAATCTAATCCACTTTTGAAACGATTTTCTTGCATCTGCTTTATATTCTCCTATTGTTTTAAGTTTTGCTCTCAAATCGCTTTTAAATGCTTTATCTTTATCTGACTTAACTTTTAAGTTAATTTTATTAAATATAATTTTACCAGCATCAGAGTTAAAAAGAAAATCAGATAAGCAGGATGAACATAAACCAAATGTACGATACAAAGTTAATTTACCACAACCTTTAACCATTCGTGCTTTATTAATTCCTTTGCAAGGTTTTTCTTTAACTATCACAACTTTTCTATTTCTTCTTTAACTGCTTGATAAAACCATTGATCAGATTGATAAATATCTAAACTTAATATTTCTTCTACTGCTATTAAAGCAAATTGTTTGGCAATATGTATGTTAATCCATTCTTTAGTATTATTGTCTATTCTAAGAAATTTCAATACTAATTCTTCTGCTTTTTCTTTTGCTATCATAATTCTAATGTTAAATGTTCATTTGGTAAAGGAGCTGTTATATTAAACCACTCCTGTAAAAATTCTCTAATTTGTAAATGATATTCCTCTTGCTGCGTTGTTGTATTTTCTGTTGTTGATTTTGGTAATTTAATTATTTGCCCTGTTTCTTCATTTACTTTTTCAATTACGTTAAATTGTATTTTGTAAAATTCATGCACTTTTTCAATATTCCAAATTTCACCCCATTCATTTTTTATTGCTTGTTGCGTAATTGGATAAAGCACCGCCCAAAGATAACTATTTTGTGGATTGCTCCTTTTATTTTTTGGTTTTTCAAATGTAATTAATATTTCTTTACCCTCAAAACTTTTAATAGCATCGGTTATTAAAGTTCTATTACGTTTTAATGATCCATTTTGCACTAAAGATTTAATTTGAATTTTCATATTAAATTAAAATTTTCCCAATCTTCTAAACTCCATTTGTTTATCTGCTTATTCCAAAGTTCGTGCTTTAAATCTTTACGCAAGGTATTAATAATTTCTTCAACTGTAAAAGTTTTTTTAATTTTAATCTTACTTTGCTTTAATTCTTTTTGATGCTTTAATATTACCCTTCTATTTTTATGATATAGATTTGCTTCTTCTTTTGTCATAATTTTTATTTATTAATTAATCTGTACATCCTCCAGAATTACAACTTGATCCTCCACCAAATATAAAATCTGTTTGTAATCCTATTTTTTTTATATTAAAGTAAGAAGTGCCTTGTTTCCATTTTCTTCGTGTTGCTTCTTGTTCTGCAAACCATTGCATTTTTAATGGTTCATCATCCCAATTTTTACGAAGTTGTTGTTTAGGTTTATGGAAGCATCCAACACAATTACTATCTTGTGGAAAATCTAATTTTGTAGACAAACTCCAAAGGTAAATTTGATAATGATCTATTTTATCATTTACTAAAGGATATTCTAATTCTCTATATTTTTCTATTATCCATTTATTACGACCATTTTTAGAATATCCATTGTGAAACTGAAAATCTGTATTGTCATAATTAACTCTATTTTCTTCATCGTATCTAATTCCTAAACGAGTTAAAACAATTTCTTTTATTTCATTACGGCAAAATTCTGCAATAGGTTTAATTTTCATTTGAGTTGTACAAAATCTTGTACGTTGATTCGGCAAAAATCCTTTAGATATTATTTTTTCAAATGTATCTCCAGTTAACCAAGTTATTTTAGATCCTATTACTTGTTCTAAATCTAAAACTACTTTTAAAGTTTTATCGTTTTCAGCTGTAGCAATAAAATCCATTCCTATTTTATCTGAAACTAATTGAACTATTTTTTTATCTTTAGGTGTACATCTAACATCTTCAATTCTTACAAGTGAAAATATATTATAATTAGCCGAATAATGTTTAGCTAAATAACTTGAAGTTTTACCTCCTGAAATACTATTTACTGTTTTCATAGCCATTCGTTTGAGTTTTCATTAACTTGTATTGGTAACCAATTTTCATCTACAGATATTGCAAATGGATCTATTGCTTTTCCCCTTCTTCTAGTTTGTTTTATACTTGAAAATTTGCCTTCATCTTTAATTACTAAAACGCTTTCGCATTTTTGACCAATAACAGTTCCCAAATGCCCTCTTGCTTTTTCGCTATTTGGATTTAAGTGTAATATTCCCATAATATGTGATTTACTTATAGATGAATATTTCATTAGCTCCTGCACAAACTCTGTAGATTCTATATTATCATTAAAGTTTTTAATAAAATCAACGTAACCATCTAAACAAACTACGCCTAATTTATTTCTATATTCTGATTCCATAAATAGCCATTGTAAATATTGCCTTCTTTCAGTTGATGAATATTCTCTAAGTTTAACCGAAATAAATCTATCTGAATATTTAGGAGTATCTATACCTCCAACCATTTGTGGAACTCTATTAGCAACCATCCAAGCATCATAATCATCTTGCTCACTATCTATATCAATAATATATTTATCTTCTAAATTATGTCCTTTAATTAAATCGGAATATCTATAAGAATTACCTCCTTGAATACATCCAAGTATTAAAGATTTTAACCAAGTTTTACGGCTTTTTTCTTCTCCAGCTATCATTGATATATTCCCATAAGTTCCAAATCTTAAAGGATAATTAACACCTTTGTATTGTTGATTATCAAAACCAAATGAAATTGCTAAAGGTGGATGCTTAGGTTTAACGCTTAAATCTACTACAGACTTTTTATGAATTAAACTAAAATCAATTAATTCTGGAGTATTTATTTCTTGCTGTATTATTTTAATTTCTTCAAACATCTTTTTATTTTATTTTTTAGTCGTTTGTTTTCACTTTTTATAAAACCAATTTCAAATTTTAATTTTATATTTTCAATTTCCAAAATATTAAATTGAATTATATTATTTTTAATATCCATAATTATTTGTTTTTAAATTCGTTTAGTGCAAATGTAATCATTGCGTTAAGATTTTGTTCAGTTTCTAAAAAATCCCAAGTTTGACAAACATCGTTAAACTCAACTGGATTAATTTCGGATGCTAATTTAGAATTAAATTTTATATTTTCGTTACTATATGGATTTTTCATTCCTTTATTACTAAAATAGTCTTTAATTTCAACTACGTTTACATCCTGCCTTGCGTGTTCGTATAAACTAACTAAACTCATTTTTAATATTTTGTTTACGTTTTTTTGTGCAAGGTTTAAATTAGAAGTTAATCTTAATTGCGTGATAAAATTCATTACATAAAGCTTTGCAAATAACTCATTATTGTTAATTTCTTCTTTTGTAGTTTGATTTATAAACTTAATAACCTCATTTAACGCATTTACATCGCTTGTGTTGGGTTTATTTTGGTTTTTAATAGTGTAGCTTAGTCTATTAATACTTTGTCCTATATTCATAATTTATTTATTAAATAATTAATTTCCTCTGGAGTTTCTTTAATATAATATCTTTCTTCAATACAAGATAAAATAGTATAATTATCATTAAAAGATTCTAACCAATCAGTATCTTTAATTTGTTTTAATATAAATGAATTTATATTTAATGTATTTATATAAATAATATCATTATCAGTTGTTGTTAATTTTATAATTTTAATCATAATTTTTATTTATTAAAAAGTTGTTGTTTTTCGTGAAAGCAAGTATTATATAATTCAAGGTTTTCTAAAAAGTGTTTAGGTCTTATTCTATTTGTTGGATAAATATTTTTTTGTTTATAAAAACCACTTAGTGCATCAATAAAATATTGTTTATCATAAATTTTATTTTGATTATTTAATAAACTTCTTTCTACTGATTGAAGTGATTGTAAATTTGTAGTCATTTGATCAAAATGATTTCTACATTTATTAAATAATTCCAAAAATTCTTTTTCTTCTAATATATAAATATCATTAACATTAACATTATCATTTACATTATCAGCGATAAATTTATGTGTTTTTATCGCATTAGCGATATTTTCATCGCTTACCGATATTTTTCTATTTAATGCTTTAATTTCTGCTTCTTCTAATGTAATTGTATTATTTTCAACTAATAAAAATAAATCATTATTCCAACGTTTTAAATTACCTAATTTACCTTGATAAGATTTTTCTTCAATAACTTTTTCATACTTTTTTAAATCTAATTTCAAAACTGCTTTTAAAGGTTCAAAAACTATTTCTGTAATTCTATCAGGTGCTACTGGTTCACGATCATTTACATACCTAAATAAATGTTTAATTAATTTTCCTGCTTCTTCATCTGTTAAATTTTCAAATGTTTGTTCCCAATTTGAATAAACTAAAAATGAATTTTTGTCTTTTGCCATATCTTATTAAAAGTTAATGCCCTACTACAAGCGGGGGATGTCGCAAGTAATAAGGCATTTATAATATTTTTTAGTAGCATCCCCTCTACATCAGCAAATATAGTTCTTTTTATTTTATAAAAAACATAAAATGTAAAAACTTCCTAAATTAATAGGAAGTTTTTTTTAGTTCCTAAAATGGTAAATCATTATGATCTTCTTCTTTTGAAGGACTTTCTACTTCTTGACCTCCAGTCATAGTTAATTTATATTCATCTGAATTAATCATTTTGTTTCTCATAAATTCAGGTAAAGAATCAAATTTATCAGTATCAAAATTTTCATAAGTAAAAACAAATGCAGGATTAATTGATTCAGGACAAACAAATCCTTTAGGCATTGCAGAAACTGAACCTATTTCAGCATAAATACCTGATCCATCTTTTTTAGTTTTATGAGTTATATTTAACATACAAGGAGCACCAACTAATTTTTCAATGTCAAATGCTTTAGCTTCTTCATCTGTAAAATCTTTACCTCTCCAATTTTTTAAAAAACCTCTTAAAGTTGCTTTTTCATGTAATGATAAAGTAAATTCTTTACTAATAACTTGTGGCTGCTCTCCTTTTTCTTCTTTAAAAACTTTTAATTCTGTAGGTAACTCCCAAGTAATACGAACTTTATTTAATTTTTTTAAAGTTCCTAAAATGTTTTCTTCAATAGTTCCTAAATGAACCATAGAATAACAACGTGCTGGATAGTTTCCAGTTGCTATTGGTTCAAAACTTGTACTTCCATTTGATGTTGCAATAATTGCCATAATTTTAATATTTAAGTGTTAATAATTTATAATTTAATAGGTTATAGCCAAACTTGATTTTCTTGGCGTTGTTGAAACTTTAGGAACATCATTGCCGTATGCATCAATTACGTCTTGTTTAAGAGCAAGTTTTAATAATTCCGCCCTTGCATCTAAATCAGCTTTTAATTGCTGGTAAATAGGATCATCTAAATAGTTAATTGTGTCGCCACCATTTCTATAAGTTCCTTTAAGTCCATAAGCTTCAAAGTTTTCTAAAGGAATAACTTTTAGTAGTTCAGTTGTAATAACATCCAGTGCTTCAGATAATCTTTTAGCTTGTGCTAATAATTCTATTTTATCACTTTCACCTTTATCAAGTAAATTAGTAATAAATTGTTTTGAAGAAGTTTGTACTTCTTTTTTTGTTGGTAAGAAATTAGATACTTCTATTTCTTGCATTCCCATTAATTCAAATAATCCTTTTGATGCTCCCATAATATTGTTTTTAAAAAATATCCCGACTAAAATCCAATAGGTCAGTATTGGCATAGTCGGGATTATTAATGTTTTTTATAAATATCCTGACCGATATTGTTATGCAAATATAATACTTTTTTAATTAAATGCAAATTAATTGCAATTTATTTTACTTTCAAAGATTAAATAGTTTTCGCTGTATTTTATTCCGTTGCCAAAAGAGTCTCCAATTATTCTGCTTACTGTAGGAACTGAACATTTAACAATTAAACTAATCTTTTCCATATTTACAAATCCATTGTAGTAAAGTTTTAAAACTTCATCTTCTTGATCCTTAGTTATTTTTTTTGTGTTCATCGTCAAAATAATTAAAAGCTATTAATGTTAAAACTACTAATGTAAGTATTATAGTTATCTGTATCATTTTTTATCTGTTTTATTGATTAATATTTCAGTACACAATATGCAAATTGCTCCAGTTGCAAATCCAATTCCGTAAGTTATAAAGTACCACATAATTAATAAATAAAGTCGTAAGTTCTACTCCAGTTAGTATTCTTAATATCTTGCAACATAACCTCGCATTTATCTAAAGTTTTTTTACTTAAGTAGCTTTTTCTGCCATCTTGTGATAAACATAAACTTCTCTCTTGTGCTATTGCCCAACGTTCATAAACGCTTAATTGTGTATATCGCATTATATCTGCTTCGTATTTCAATATTTCTGTAAATTCTAAAAATGTAATCATAATATTATTTGTTTTTAAATTGTTCAATAAATTCTTCAAATGAAATCCAATTTGTAGATATAGTTCCAAATGCTATCTCCATATCTTCCTCACTATAACTTCTTTCTTGTTGCCATTTAGCACCTTCTTCAAAAGAAGCATAATCAAAAAGTACATAATCAGATGAATCAACTATTTTATTAAATGCTTCTTCAAGTGTTTCTTTTTTCATAATCTTATTTATCTATGTGAATTAAAAAACTAATCTTTTTTGTTATTGTTGGATAAGTTTTAATAAGCCATAATGATAGTTCATCTTTTTCTGAATTATCAATGTGAAATTCTGCATAAGTATTTATCTTATGCCCATCAAATACTTCACTGCTTTGTAAGTGTTCAGATATTTCTGATAACTTAATTACTGACCTTGTTATTTTTTTCATAATCTTTATTGTTTTTTAAATTCAACATTAATAACACCATTACTTTTTAGTGTTAATTTTTTAATTCTAACAGCTTCTAATTCATCTTTACAAGAAATAAAAGTTCTTGTTTCAATGTTATTATTATCTGTAACAATAAATTCATAAATTATTTGTTTCATAATATTATTTGTTAGGTTCTTGTTTAACATCTTCATAGTGATTAAATACTTCTAATATTGTTCTTTCTTCAATTCCTTCAATTTTCAACGCTAACTCGATAGCATTTCTAATTTGATACGCATAATGAAAATCATTTAAGTCAATTGTAACTTTAGGATGATTCTCATTTCTTTTTATTACTATTTTCATAATCTTATTTGTTTTTAAATTGTTTAATAAATTGTTCAAATGAAATCCAATTTGTAGATATAGTTCCAAATGCTATCTCCATATCTTCCTCACTATAACTTCTTTCTTGTTGCCATTTAGCACCAAAGTTTATTGCTGATATTATATCGTGTCTACAATATTCATTATCATTTGTTGAAGGGCATCTATATGGTTCTGCATATATTTCAGCAACTTCTTCAAGTGTTTCTTGTTTAGGTTCTTCATACAATCCCAATTCTTCATCTGATTTCATTATATCAATTATATGTTGTTTAGGTTCTTCTCCGCAATCACAAGTTATAGTGTGTCCGCAGTAACATTTTATTTTTTCTTTCATAATTTTTCAAAATTTATTACTTCTAAGTTATTAATTAAATCCTGTTCTAAAAGTGAAATTAATCTATTATCACTTTGTCCTTTAGCTTCTATTCTTGTAAATGCTTCCATCATTTGCTCGTTATTTGCTATGTTTCCACCTAAAGCAGCAAACCAGTCTTGAAATTGCTCACATTCTTTTATCCATTCTTCCATAATTATTTTAATTTATTGATTATACTATTAATTTTGTTTTCGTAATACGTTTGATCTGTTTGCTTAGCTAAATCGTAAATGAATTTTAAGTCGATTATAGCAACTCTAATTTTATTTTCTAACTCTTTTACATATTCAGTAGCTTCGTCGCTCTGGTCGTCTTGTGATAGCCAAAAATTATCTGATGCACTTGGACTGTAGTCGTATTCTTCTGTAGGATCGTTTTTATACTTTGTCATTTTTATAGTCTTTACAAATTATGTCTATTTCTTTTCTTATTTCTGGGAACGCTATTAAAGGTAAATACTGATGAAATCGTTTTAACTCTGTTTGCTCCTTCCATTTTTTAGGTCTGCCTACTGGATTTTTATTGTTCATTTTTAAAAGATTTACCGCACATTTGGCAGTGGTTAATTTCAAATTCTAGGTGAAAGTGTTCTTGTCTTAATTTATAATATCTTTCAATATCGTGAAAGTATCTACTTGCTTCTTTTAAACTTATAGTAGTATTTCTATTTTCTAAACTTTCCATTTTTTTTTCAAGACTTTTTAGTTTTGCTTTTGATGTCATACTCTTGCTAATTGTGTTATTAAATAAATTGCTACTAAAAATGCAAATGTTAATTGCGGTTTGCGATGTTGTAAAAAGTGTTTCATAATTTTAGTTTTTAAAGTTTTATAGGGCAAATTTAATAATAATAATTTAATGCACAATAATTAAATTGATTTATTTTTATAATTTATAATCATTATAAATAAGAAAACTAAAGTTATACATATAAAATAAATAAATAAAATTAAAGTTATAGATATAAATAGTCCCAAATAATCAGAAAAATAGGGAAAAAAAAAA